GGCGTGGGCGGGACTGCCGCCGGAGGTGAAGGAGGAGGTCCGGCGGCGGGAATATGACATAGCGAGGTATGCGGACCACCTGGGCCAGGCAGCGCGGGTGGGGAACGAGGTTGCGAATCGGATTGCCCCGATCCTGCCGATGCTAGCGGAACGCGGGATTGATCCCTGGAAGCAGACGCACGAGCTGTGGGAGATGTGGTATAACTTCAACACAGCGAGCCATGACACGAAGCTGCAGCAGATTGTTGAGTTTGCGCAGATGTCAGGGCTGGACCTCGCACGGGCGGGAGCAGTCGTGCCGGACGTGGTGCAGCAGATGCAGCGCAGGATCCGAGAACTGGAAGGTGGGGTCGGTGCGGTGCATCAGCAGTATGCGAAAGAGATTGGGGATAGGTATCAACATGAAATTGAACAACTGTCTGCGGATACGGAGAAGTATCCCTTCTTCTGGGATGTGAGCCAGGAGATGGTCGAGCTTCTCCGGACGCGGCAGGCGAAGTCTTTGCCGGAAGCGTACGAGAAAGCGAAGTGGATGAATCCGATCGTCCGGGCTAAAGAAGCGGATAAGCTGGCTGCTGAAAGGCAGCAGAAAGCTAACGCGGAGGCCCAGGCACGTGCGGATGCAGCCAGGAAAGCTTCTCGGGCAAACGTCAGATCGAGCTTCGGGAGGGGCGGACGCCCGCCTTCCGGTTCGGTGGACCAGACGCTCAACGAGGCCTACGATAGAATCACGGCCTCTGAGTAACCCAACCGATAGGAGAAATGGGAATGGCTTCCCCGAATGCAGTATTCACGGAACTGGTCTCAACGACCTTCCGGAACCACGGGCGCAAGTTCGTGGATAATGTCAGCCGGAACAACGTCCTCTACGCGATGATGATGGAGAAGGGGACGGCGAAGGAGACGGAGGACGGGGGTCTGACGATTGTGGAGCCCCTGGACTACGAAGAGAACTCGACGTATCAGCGGTACAGCGGCTACGACTTGCTGAACGTCGCGGCGTCGGATGTCTTGACGAGCGCCGAGTTCCAGTGGCGGCAGGTGGCGCTCAATGTAGTAGCGAGCGGCCGGGATCTCCGGATCAACAGCGGCAAGAGCCGGATCATCAACCTGGCCAAGGCGCGGATCAAGAACGCGCTGCGGACGTTCCGCAACAACTTCAGCTTCGACATCTACAGCGATGGGACACTGAGCAACCAGATCAACGGGTTGCAGGCGCTCGTCTCGGATGACGGACTGGGGACGGTCGGCGGCATTGCGAGCGTGGACTGGCCTTTCTGGCAGAACAAGGTGCAGAGCGCCGCGGCTCCGTTGCAAGGCGGTGCGGCAGTGGTTGTGAGCTCGACCACGATGGAAGCGGACATGATGCTGCCGCTGTACATGGCCCTGACGCGGGGGGATGACCAGCCGGATCTGATCGTGATGTCGAATGACTACTTCCGGTTGTTCGAAGCGAGCCAGGTGAGTCTCAAGCGGTACGCCACCTCGGACAAGGCCAAGGGCGGGTTCCTGACGCTCGAGTATAAGAAGGCCAAGGTGGTCTTCGATGGTGGGTCAGGGATTCCGACCAGCCGGGCGTACTTCCTCAACACGGACTACCTGGGGATCACGGTGCACAGTGATGCCAACCTCACGGTCCTGGAAGAGGCCAAGCCGTACAACCAGGATGCGAGCGTCACGCCGATCCTCTGGATGGGCAACATGACCGTCAGCAACCGCGGATTGCAGGGGGTGATGAAGCCGTAACAACGGCGGATTTACTCTCGTGTAATTCGGCCATTCAACAAAGGAGATAGAAATGCCTGGCTATGTCGGCAATGACGGACTGGTAGGTGCGCAGCCGTCTTCGGATATCTGGGTCCCGTCAACGGACCAGAACTGGCCCTTGGGGCAGATGTACAACGCGAATGATCCGGGCTTCGGCTTCGGGGAGTTCGTGTATGGCAAGGCCGCGGCTGCGATGGGCGTGGGAAGGTGTGTCTACCTGACCGACCTCTTCGTGGCGACGGACCTACCGAACACCGCAAACACGGGGACTCCGGTCCTGTTCTCGGCAGCGAATATGGCCATCAACACGTATGGCTGGTTCCGCCGAGCGGGGATGGGCCCGGTAGCGGTCAATGCGACGGTCGCAGCAGGGGTTGCGATTGGCGTGGCGGCGGCGGGGCTGTTGGGCACGAATGCAGCGGGGAAGCAACTCCTCGGTGCCCGCGTGCTTCAGTCCCAACTCTACGCCCCGACGATCGCGAACTGTCAGACCCAGAACGGAAGTAAGATCATCTACGGGGCCGGCTTCCCGAAGGTGTTCGTGGGCCTGGCGGTGACGGGAACAGGGATTCCGGGCAGCTCGACGGTTACCTGGGTTGATCCGGGCGGCACGTCGATTTCGCTGAACAACGCGGCCACGGCGACGGGAGCGGCGACGCTCACCTTCACCTGGACGGGCTTCAGCCTGATCTACACCGACGGCGCGTTCATTCAAGGCGCGATCACGTAGCAGCAACTGGGGGCGGAGCTTCGGTTCCGCCCCCCTTCTCTAGGAGTAGGGAAAATGCCAGCAGGAATGGTTCCGCAGGTGCAGGTCGAGGTCCTGCCGTTCATCTCGTTCGAAGCGAGGCATATAGCGCAGGTGGACAACGAAGGCAAGCCGTTCTTCAAGGACGAGGACTGGGTGGTTATTTACAGTCCAGGTGGCAAGGACCGGGTGGATAAGAATGTGGATAGCTGGATCCGCCAGCTTGAGGTCCACCAGACGCAGAAGCGGGTGAGCGGGGAGTACGTGAGGCAGGTCAAGGCAGCGTATGCGGATTTCAAGGCGGGGAAGGAGACGGTCAACGGGACGCCATTGGAGGCACTGGGACTCACCCCGCAGCAAATGAAGATGCTTCGGGACATGCACTGTGCGACGGTCGAGCAACTGGCCGCCGGGAATGAGGAACTGGTGCAGCGGCTTGGCATGGGTGGGCGGAACCTGAAGTCGAAAGCGCAAGTGTTCATGTCGGCGAGGGAGGGACCTGCGGCCATTGCGAGCCAAATGACCTCGCTTAGGATCAAGACGGATAGTCAGGAAGCGCAGATCAATAAGTTGAAGCTGCTGGTAGAGGATCTGGTGGCAGAGAACAAGCGGCTGGCGCAATCTCGAGAGAGGGAGCCCGAGCCGGACTTGCCGGATCCTCAGACGCGGCTTCAACTCTCTGAGAACGATGATGAGCTGGTGGATGGGGCACTGGCAGGGATGAACATTGATGATCCAGACCCCATGCGTTCGGACAAAATAGAGGACTGAAATGGCGGCCCGCACCCTTCTCCAGCTCGTTGGCGAGTTCTACAGGCGCACGGGACTAGGCGCCGCTCCGATTGCGGTGACGAGCTCGCAGGACGACACCGTGCTGCAAATTTGGGGTCTGTTGAACGAAGGGGTGGAGGAGCTTGCTTGCCGCCCGTTCAATGACCTGCAGCAGGATCTGACGTTCACGCACCTGGCGCGGGGGAACAACCTGGCTATGGTGTTCGACATTGACCTGCCGGACTTCAAGGGACTCATAACGGGGACGTTTTACGACAGCCATACGCGGATCAGAGTTGCGGGGCCGATTGGCCAGCGCTCGTGGTCCGAGATGGTGAACATGCAAGTGACGGCGGCCCAGTACCAGTACCGCATGGCCGGGGGCGGGCTGTATATCTACCCCACGCCGGGGGACTATCTGAACTACTTCTTCAACTGGACGTATCAGAGCTGCTATGGGGTCCAGGCACAGGATGAGACCGCAGGGACGCCGGCGTCGCCTGGAGTGACGAAGCTGTGGTTTGAAGCGGACACGGACAGGTCGCGACTGCCGTATCGGATCCTGCTTACGGACCTGCGGTGGAGGTGGAAGCGGGAAAAGGGCATGGCGTATGAGGAAGAGCAGAAGGTCTGTGAAGACATGATCATGGATCACCTGAACACGCAAGGAGCCAGCCCGGACATTGACATGGGAGATCCAACTGACGTGGACGGAAAGATCCCGGTGGGTCCGGGACTGCTGGTTGCAGCGGGGAGCTGGCCACTGTGAGAGACGGAGCGACTCAGAGGGTCAGGTCGACGCAGATTCATCTGCCGGCGCCTGTTCAGGGCTGGAACACAGCGGATCCGCTTGCCGCTATGGGAAGGCCAGATTGAGATGCGTGGGGGGAGTGACAACCACGCAACGGGGCTTGGAGGTGCGGTCAGGACCATGTTCAGCTATGCGCCGGAGTCTGGATCGCACAAGCTGTTTGGAGCGACCAATGCAGGGATATTCGACGCGACGGTGGCTGGGGCAGTGGGGGCAGCAGCAATCGCGGTCACGGACGGCGACTTCTCCGTTGTCAACTTCACGAACAGCGCGGGAAATCACTTTCTGCAGTGCTATAACGGAGTTGATAGCATCAAGCAATATGATGGGACAACCTGGTCGAGTGTCACAGCTGCGATCACAGGGGTCACGTCGTCGGACCTGATCCAGGCGTGGATCTTCAAGCGCCGGATCTGGAGTGTGAAGAAGGATTCGAGTGATGTGGGGTACCTGCCCATTGACTCGATCGCAGGGGAGTGGAGTGAGTTTCCGCTTGGGTCGCTGTTGCGCAGAGGTGGACGGATAGTTGCGGGGACCAGCTGGACCATCGACGGCGGGGACGGAGCGGATGACCTGATGGCCGTAATTAGCTCCGAAGGCGAGGTCCTAATCTACCAGGGAACGAATCCTGACAGCGCGTCGTCGTTTGGGCTTGTGGGGACGTACTTCATGGGGAAGCCCCTAAGCAAGCACTGTTTTCAAAAGCTCGGCGGCGACGTGGCTGTCGTTACACAGCGCGGAGTGTTCCCGTTGCGGAGCGCCCTGGAGTCGGCGGATATCACTGGCACGGCTGCGATGAGCAAGAAGATTGCCCCGACGTGGACACAAATTGCTCTGGCGCGCGGGTTCGTAAGTGGCTGGCAGCCCACAGTGTTCAGCCCGAAGGAGGCGATGCTGATCAACTGCCCGAATCCGGGGAACGGAGAGCCATCTCAGTTCGTCGTGAACCTGACGACAAATGCCTGGACAAGCTTCACAAACTGGAATGCTCAAAGTATCTTCGCCTTTGGAAATGATTTGTACTACGGGGACAGCGTAGGGAATATCGTGAGGTGTTGGATTCCAGATCTGCATTCGGACGCTTTTGGGGACATTAACTGTCAGGTCCAGCAGGCGTATAACACCTTTGGCTCGACGCAGATGTTGAAGCATCTGAAGCTGATGCGTATGCTCCTGCAGTACGACTCTGGGGTGGAGGTTCAATTGGGAATTGGGGTGGATTATCAGAGCCCAAGTCACTTCAGCATTGTGCCTCGCAGTGGGACTTTTGCCCCCGCGGCTTGGGACGTGAGCCTGTGGGATGTGAGTTACTGGCAACAGCAGGCATTTCGGGATCGCGGGTGGCGGGCACCTGGACACCGCCCGGGCTATGCGTTGTCTGTGGTCTTGCAAACCGCGACGAAGTATGCTAACCTCACTTGGTCAGGATCGGACTTCGTGGTGGAGGTTGGTGCGGGGTTGGCGTGATCAGCTGGCCAACGAACCCACAGGAACAGGAGTGGCTCTGCGAATTCATGCGGATTCGGGAGATTACAGGGCTAGGGCAGGGAACGCATTTTATAGTCTGGCTGGAGAAAGGAACTCCGGTCTGGGTGGTGGCGTTGGAAGGCTGGGTCGGCCGGGTATGTGGAATCCACTTTGCCTGCGACAAGCCGAGGATGCTGCCTAGGAAGCTGTGCAAAGGGGTCTTCGGGTATGCGTTTGGACACCTGAAGCTCAAAGCGGTATACGGCTACCAGGACTCGTTGAACGAGGGCGCGATCAGGCTCTCGGGATGGATCGGGTTTAAGCTGGTCCATTCACTGCCAGAAGGCGGGCTTCGGGGCGATCTTCGAATTGTTGAGCTACGGGCGGGCGACTGCCGGTGGTGGAAGGAAGAGCAAAATGGGGAAGAAAGCGCCCGAGACGCCTGACTATCGGTCACTAGCGTTGGAACAGGGGCAGATGAATGAGGCGGCTGCCCGCACTGCGAATTTGATGAACAACCCGAACCAGGTCACGCCGACTGGTTCGACGAGTTACTCGGCTCCGGATGCCTCCGGACGCGCGACCAGGACCGAGACGCTGAGTCCCGATGAGCTGAACAAGCTCAATCTCGGGAACGCGGCTCAGATCGCTGCTCTGGGCAAACTGAATGAGTCGATTCCAACGCTGTTGAAGGGCGTTGGCGGCTTTGACATTTCAGGGACGCCTCAGGGGGACTTCGACCCGAGGTTGAATCCGGCCCAGGGGTATCAACTTGACTCGGGGATTGAGCAGGCTCCGGATCTTCAGAGCCAACTTGACTACTCCGGTGCGCCGAAGATGCCAGGAACGGGCAAAGGGGCGCGGGACGAGGCTACGGATGCGGTTTATCGGGAGCAGACGCGTCAGCTGGACCCGCAGTTTGAGCAGGCGGAAGGGAAGATGAAGGCGGACTTGGCGAATCAGGGGATTCAGCCAGGGAGCAAGGCCTACAAGGATGCCACGGAGAACTTCAGCAGGACGAAGCAACAGGCGTACAGCTCGGCCAGGGACCAGGCGATCACGGGTGGAAGGTCTGAGTATGAAAGCCAATTCGGCACGGGACTTCAGGCGCGGCAACAGGGTGTTACGGAGACGACCACGCAGGGCCAGTTTGGCAATCAGGCCCGGCAGTCGGCAATCGACCAGCTCCTTGCTTCGATGGGTGCGTCGAACAACGCGCTGGCGCAGCAGTATTCGACAGCAGCGCAGGGGACCAATCTGTCGAATGCGGCCAGGGCGCAGCAGCTGACGGAGCAAGCGCAGCAGATGCAGATTCCGGTGAATATCTTCAGTGCGCTGATGAACGGCAGTCAGGTCAATAGCCCGAACTTCCAGCCGTTTAGCCAGAATACGAACATTGAGGCGGCGCCGATCTACCAGTCGGGTAAGGACACGTACAGCGCGGCGAATGACGCGGCGAATAGGCAGTCGGCTCTCACTGGTCAGATCATTGGCGCGGTCGGCAGTGTCGCAGGCGGGTTTGCGTGAAAGAGGTTTTTGACCGGCATGAGCACGGGGTCCTTCAATTCTCGGGAGGGAAGGAGAGCCTTGCGTGTCTGGAGCTGACCCGGCCCTGGTGGGATAAGCTGACGGTGATCTGGGTCGACTCAGGCGACTCGTTCCCGGAGACCCGCGAGCAGATGATGCGGGTCGCGGATACAGTGCCGTATTTCATGGCTGTGAAGGCGAATCAACCACAGCATATTCTGGACTTCGGCCTGCCCGCGGACGTGCTTGGGGTCTGGAACACGCCGGGAGGACGGGAATTCCGCCCAGGGGACCAGATTCGGCTCCAGGACCCGTTGATGTGCTGTAAGACTAATCGCTGGGATCCGATGCAGAATGCGATCCGGGTTATCGGAGCGACGCTGGTCGTGCGCGGGCAGAGGAAGAACGACCGGCACAAGGGTCCGCAGCGCTCGGGCCAGGTCCTGGATGGAGTGGAGTACCTGTTTCCGCTCGAGGGCTGGGACGAGTCGCGGGTGCTGGGGTTCCTGCTGGAGAAGGGGATTGAGCTGCCCAGGTCGTATGAATTCAACAAGTCGTCGCTGGACTGTCAACACTGCACTGCGTTCCTCGGTGAGAACCAAGGTAAGCTGAAGTACATGGACAAGTATCATCCGGAAGTGGCAGATGTTGTCCGATTCCGGCTGAGGACCATCAGGCGAGCGGTGCAAGAGGAAATGGCTCCGCTGAATCAGCTTCTGGGAGACTGAAATGGCAGCAGTATCGAAGCCGACCACACCCATTGCGACTCTGACGTCGGAAGCGATCCAGCTTGAGAGGAAGCG